GTTTTTCCAGTATGGAACAATTTAAGTTTGTTACATGCCGAAATGCACTCCACTTTAGCACCCTTCATTAGCCAGTATTGGATGACCAGTCCTTGAACCGATTTCATTTTAGTGGCGAGGGGACCAATTTGATTCTCGATCAACACCACATCTACGGGAGGAAATCGTGCATCATAACGTTTCATAATTTGTTGACCTAAATCCACCAACGTCGGTGGTGGAATCACCTTGACTTCTTTGAATAAATTTTTTTTCATCTCCGCTTTGGTACCCAATGGAATGGATCGACTTGTACATTGAGCAATCAATTGGACTAAGGAGAGTTCAGGATAGGTATGTTTTTTGCAAGTGTAGGTTTGATGGAATCGATGCGTTGCAGGCTTTGAACATGCACAAACATGCTCATCCGTTAAATCGATGACATCCCAATCTACAATACGGAGGGTATCCGATAGATCAAAAAGACAGTGTGCCAAATGTTTAATTCCAATGTCAATGGATAATACCTTCATAGTGTTATACACAAAAACTATTTATATGGTTAATGAATACGCTTATATACTTCAAGTGCAACAAATCCTCCTGCCAGTTGTGCTAGGATATAAGGTACCAAGGTACTCATTTTTTGTTTCTTTGCAGCGACCATCATCGCGGTAACGGCAGGATTCAAATTACCTCCTGAAATAGGTATTGATAAATAAAGGAGTAAAGCAAATGCGGCGCAAATCGCTAAAATATTGCCGCCTGTTGCAATGATAACGTATAAAAACAACATCGTACCGACAAACTCTACAAACACAGCCTTAATCATTATATAATTTACAAAGATTAAAAACTAAAAATGGAACGTTTACTACGCGGTTTCCTACAGTAGCTTCGTCTCTTGGTAGACTGTTTCGTTAAACGACAACTTCTAGGGGCTCGTCTACATCTCGTCATTTTGCGTCCTTTACACGGAGGTTTAAATGTGTTCGCCATTCTTTATATCTATAAAAAATAATAAACCAACTGTAAATTGTAAAGTATATATTATAGAATTGGATTCGTTAATTCTGATAACCCATGATCAGATTTTTTATCCGTTACCACGTTTTCTGTTTCAAAGAGCGTCTTTTGAATATCGGCTACATTTTTCACATTGACAAGGTTATCATTCACATCAATGGACTGTGATAGTTTATTACCACTTTCTCTCGCCTTTCGAACATTATCTTCAATAGCCTTCCGTTTGGCTTCTTTCACACGTTTGTCAAAATACTCCTTAGCACTTGCCTCGTTCTGTTGTTTCTTGGACATGAGCTCATTCAACTGTGACTCCAAAAAGTTGACTTGGCCAGTTCGATACGCATCTGGTTCCCATGGCATCCAAACACCTACAGGTCCCACATAAACATCAAAGTGTGGATCATTTTCACGCAACAATTTCGCACGTAATTCAGCTTCCTCTTGTGAAGGAAAGACTCCTCGAATTTTAATGCCACGAGTATTTGTCTGGAAATCATTCTTCTTGTTGTATTCCAGTTCCAAATCATCAATGTATTTCTCCATATACGTTTTATAATCATCAGCGATGGATTCTTTAGCCAAAGTGACAGATTCTTCTTTACAGAACTCGTTCAAATCAACGGTTACCTGTTCGGGATCTAGGTTGTATTTGTAGGCCAGGAATGCCGTAAACTGGGCATATTTCTGCATGGATTTGAACAGATCCCACGTCTTCACGAATCGGTCGAAAAAAAAATGTTCTTTCTGTTGAATGATATTTTCAGGAGAAACAAAAGATACGCATACAAATTTTTGTTGTGCAATAGGTTTATCTTCCTCTAATAAATCTACATATTGAGTTGATTTTCCCGACATACAGTCATTACCCTCATTTATTTAAGTTTTATTCCGGATATATTTTTTTCTATGGTAATTCTATGTTTGATATAGGTGAATTGATTAAGCGTGCAATCAAATATTTAGTCGAAGGTTTGATGGTTGCCATCGCCGCATACGCCATTCCTAAAGGAAAAGGTCTTAGTTTAGACGAAGTTGCGCTGATTGCCCTTACTGCGGCAGCAACCTTTTCCATTCTGGATACCTACATTCCTAGTATGGGTGTGACTGCACGAACCGGTGCCGGATTTGGTATTGGTGCAAACATGGTTGGATTCCCTCGTTAATCATTTGTAATTGTGTCATTTGTTATCATTTTATATAAAACAAATAGTTATCTGTTTTATATGAACTGTTCTTATAAGAACATTTTAGGAGTACCAGGACAAGGGTTTCATCGACATGTGTGGGGCGTAGCTGTTGGGGATGTAGTCGCAACCTTCATTGGTGCTTGGCTCATTGCCCGTTTTACGGGTTGGAATTTATTGTATACCACCCTAGGATTTTTTATACTAGGCGTCTTATTACACCACGTATTTTGTGTAAAAACAACCTTCGCCAAACTGATCAATTATTAATATTTAGATTCTGCGTTTATCCTAATTTGTACTGTTTGACAAGAATACACAGTATAATAAAGAATATCATAAATGAACCCTGGTAGATACAATAATCGATCAAACGCAGAATGTAGAAGATTGTGTATCTTTTCTTTGTATGCAGATATATCGTATCATATTTATGATCTAGTTCGCAAATTTTCTTTGCTGCGATTTTCCCTGATTCTGTCGCACTTTCCATTGAATATAGACTTGTCGTTGTGTTACTGTAAGCACCTGCTATCAACAAATTGTGTATAGGAGTAGTCGCATTAGGTCTATTCTGGGCCGTATTCGTGTTATTTGCCCATTTTGGTTCACGGGTATCCATTTTTCCGTCTTTATATACAAAGGAATCCCACATTTTAAAGTCAATGATATTAATATTATCAACATCTCCTTGGATACAAGTATTGTTTCTAAAATCTTCGTCGTGTATCAACTGATACCACGCTTCTATTTTGATTTCCTCTTGTGTGCATTCAGACCATTTTTTTTTAATATACGATCCCTCTACGTAGGGTTCGCATATACCTATCGAGACGATTTCTTTTATCTCTGGATTACAGTAATGCGACATGTATTCGTCTCCCCATATATGTCCCGTTGGTAATACCATCAATAACCATGGTGTTTTGGGTAAATAAGCCAATGTATTTTCATTATCTAAATATATTTTTCTATCCACATAATAATATACAGACAATTGTATTTGTCTACCATTTTCAGCCACGTTTTTAATGGTTTTATAAAAGGGATATAATTCTTCCTGGTAAGGAGCAATAAACCGTTCAAGTACCTCGGGTCCGGTACAATTGACATAATAATCCGATTGAATCGAATAAGTTTCGAGTTTGTCACGAACCGTCACGGAGGATATAGATCCTCGATCTATATGAAGACGAATGACTTCTGTATTTAGTTTAATGTCTACCCCTTTTTGTTTTAACAAATTGGTCCAAGGTTCGAACCATACATGACTTGTAGGTAATGAAGTGATGTTAAAATTAAATTCTGGATCACTGTTATTATGCATCATTTCACACGCATATAATGTGTCGTATACACTTGCATTCTGATAATCCATACCTAAATAAGGTCCTACGATTTTCCCGACTCGACTTTCTGTCTTACTCGACAATTGTAATTTATGTATATATTTTCTTAATCCCAACTCAGAATAATGATCTATGTTTCGTTCATTACACGACACTAAATAACGAAGAAGCGTAAAAAACAATTTCAAACAATCCGAATAAGGAAGGTGATCGATCGGGCTTTTTTTATATTCATAAGTAGGAATAGTTTTAGAACATGTTTTTGCACCTCCTTGTAGTTTTGTGAGTTTGTCGTATACCGTCCCTCCTTCAAAAGGAATTCGTTTCATGATATTGTAGACATTCTGATACCATTGTCCATAAGCCCTCCAGCTATATTCGTATGGACACGTTTGATTCTCTTTTTGGTAGGTACGTGCTAAACCACCTACTTGGTCATTTCTTTCTATTAGTGTCACTGTGTAGCCTTGTTCAACCAATTCATGTGCGGCAGTTAATCCTGCGATCCCACTTCCAATAATCACAATAGACATATCATATATACATAAAACATATTGCAATGAATGACGCTTATGAATTAACAGACATATTTTTTTTTTGATTAATACATATCCATCTCATACAGTTCAACGGTCCATACCTCTCCTTCTACGTGAACCGTATCGCCTGAAGACACTGAAGAACAACCGGGTGCAATAGAACATTTTCGTTTGTTAATGGTAATGGGTAATTTAATGCCATCCATGGTCGTATAATAATACCACATATCCCTACGAAGATTTGCAGGTTTCCCAAAGAACGGAAGACGAGCATTTTGTCGCTTCAAGTACCCCATTTGTTTATATGATTCTGTATCCAGATAACGTAACGGAGGAGTATACGGATTTTGGACAGTATCATAAGCGTCTTGGACCAATTTCACTTTCATATCTGGTTCTTCTACTCGTGTAATGGGTGTCAAACTATCGGAATAGGCAATCGGTATACAAATACCTATAAACACCCAAAAGAGAATAAGAATCAATTTCATAGTATCTAAAAATATTGTTTTAATTTGTTGGATGCCTTAACCAGAGCGCGGGTCACTTCACGTTCTGTAGAGGAATGACCTGCCGGAACCATATTCAATTCACAATTGGTAAAAATTTTACTGAGAGTATAAGCCATCTTAGGAGGTGTGACCATATCGTATCGTCCTTCGACCATAATGGTAGGAATATGTTTGATTTTGTGCATATTCTTATAGAGTTGACGTTTCGAAGCAAAATGATGATGCTTACCATAATGGGTTCCAATGATGGCAAGGGTTTCACTTTCTTTGAACGGCTCCTTTCGTCTCGTTTTTGTAGTCACGTGCATTTGAGGTTCGTCCGACATGAGACGAATCAACGCGTCCCGTTTTTTTGTTTTACGCGATAAAATTTTTTCAATCTTTACATCTTCATCTTCCGATGGTTTCAATTGGATAAATTTTTGCAATCGATCCTCTTGTTCTGGATACATTTGATCCAAAACATCGTCATTCGTCAAATCATAAATACCTCTTAACAAAAGTGCATCTACTCTTGCAGGATGTGCTTGTGCATACAACAAAGACAATGTACTTCCCCAACTCCCACCAGAGACTACCATGCTCGGTGCTTTAATCCATTCCCGAATACACTCAATATCTTTAATCAAATATTCGGTCGTATTTTTTTCGGTATGATTTGCAGGTAAGGATTTTCCGCATCCACGTTGGTCGAACAAGATAATATGGTAGAATTTAGGGTCGTACAGTCTACGAATTCTTGGAATACTATGATCCCCCGGTCCGCCATGTAAATAGATGACGGGAACACCTTTTGGATTCCCGCTACATTCTACATAAATTTCTACATATTTTCCCGTGGATAAACGATCCCTACGCAACCATTCCCTTTTATGTGGCTGAATAGGTGGGTACATACTATAGGTAGATATTTAAACTCTACATAACTTTTATTTTTTAGATATACATTGAAGAGCTTGCTCGCACGCTAATTGTTCGCTCTTTTTCTTGATTTTATGGCGACCTTCCCCTAAATGGATGAGTACGTGAGAATGTGTCCGCAAGTAGGCGTGTATCTTATCAAATGTTTCAAATTGAGAAAAAGGGATGGCTTTTTGAATGGACGTTTTCCAAATGGGTTGACCTAGGCATAGATAGACCCCCATATGATAGCATCCATTATGGCTAATTTCCAAATATTCAGGAGTCGTTTTAAATTCTTTTTGTAATTTGACCTGTAGGATGTTCTTGTAATTGTCATCGCATAAAATGAGTTCTGTCCAATCAATATGTTTTTCATAGACAGTTTCAATGAATGTCTGTGCTATCTGAAATCCACGTTCCTTGAAATCCACAAACATGGCGCCCAAAAAAGCCTCAAATAAACATCCCAGTTTTTTTAAATTGGTACGTATTTTTTTTTCTTCAGAATGTCTAGATAATATATACCATTCAGACAATCCCATTTGTAATGCAAGAGCACCAATAGATTCGTTCTTCACCAAGGCAATTTTTTTCTCCGTCATAAATCCCTCGTTTTCACGGGTAAAACGACGATACATATAAAACTTGGTGACGCATTCTAAAACACCATCCCCCAAAAACTCTAAACGTTCATTGGATTTATCTTGAATCGGAATACAATTGGGTGGACAAGGAGCAATTTGAATCTTTTGGTCCAAGGGGCGCATACAGTAAGATTGGTGTGTAAATGCACGTCGATACAACTCTATGTCTGTAGCAAGTTCAGTAACACCATATTTGGATAGAATAGTTTGAACTTGGCTCAAACTAATCTCTTTGTTGCACGGGTTGAAAGGATTAAATGTGAGATCTGAAATGTCATCGTCAGATTTCTCCATATCTAATATAATACTCCACTGTTTAAGTCAGATGCTAAAATAGATTTCATATAAAATTGAAATATAAGATCGTGTAATGAATGAGCATTCAGAACTACAAAATGGCCGTTCGCGTTAAATTCAGTGATATCAACCGCTTCAAGAAGACTCGTGGGTTCTCACGGAAGGAAATCTATGGATTGGATCGCACGAAGGATCGTACGAAGCGTCCAGGTAAGTATGCGGAAATGGAGTACTGGAAACGTGCCAAGAATGTGCAACTGCAACGTCTCTCCCGGACCAAGAATGCATTTGATGCCAGCGAGACAATACTGCTACAAAAGGAGGAGTGGCCATACGATGGGAGGAGCCCTTTCTTGGATGGTCTTCGCCAAACGGGACCACTTGGAGCTGGATGGTAAACTAGGTAAACTACTAACACTAACTTAACTTACTTTTTTGTAGTATAATTATATATACACTTTTACTATGGATCTAATCTTACTGAAGGAGACCTATAGGTGAGCATCCATTGTTGAACATTATAATTATATATCAGCATTATTACACTATATTGTGTCGTTAAACGAATAGTTGTTTTAGATATTCCATCTTCGGTATCAAAAAATTGTGGGTTTTGTGAAGGATTCAAATTGTCAACAAAGGAAATGTCCACATCATCGATTGGATCTGTTGGATTATATATAAATGTCACCTGTGGTGGATAGTAAGGAGGAGAATGTATTACAAATGGATTGACTGTATAAGGTATATATACGACAGATGATCCGAAGGGACCAGTGGGTCCTTGTTGTCCCGTACATCCGGTTATACCCGTAATACCAGTTGATCCTGTAATCCCAGTTATTCCTGTGTACCCAGTTTCACCAGTCGGACCCGTACATCCAGTTCGTCCAGTATAACCGGTTGGTCCAGTATTACCAGTGTATCCTGTGGGTCCGGTATCACCTGTCGTTCCAGTGTATCCCGTGGGTCCAGTATTACCTGTCATACCTGTAAAACCGGTTGATCCAGTATCACCCGTAATTCCAGTGTGTCCAGTATGACCCGTAATACCCGTTGGTCCAGTGTATCCGGTTGGACCAGTATCACCTGTCATACCTGTAAAACCGGTTGGTCCAGTATCACCTGTCATACCTGTAAAACCGGTTGGTCCAGTATCACCTGTCATACCTGTAAAACCGGTTGGTCCAGTATCACCTGTCATACCAGTGT